ATTAATGGAGGATAAGATAATGGAAAATTTAACTTTAATTATAGCTTTATCTGCGGTATTATGGTATATCATAGATAGATTTAAGTCTTTATGGTCTGAAAAGAGCTGGGGAAAATATATAACTATGGCTGTGGCAGCAATCGGCGGTTTTGGGCTTACTTTCGCTTTTAGTCTTGACCTTATTTATGCTTGTGGACTTGTGGAAAATCTTACTTTTGCGGGGCAGATATTAACTGGGCTTGTTCTTATGAGTGGTAGTTCTGCTGTTGCGGAAGTTATCGAAAGAATTAAAGGTGGACAATCTCAAGAATAAAATTTGACTTTTAGTTAATTTTATAATATTACGCACGCGCATATGCGTGTTAATATAGAAAGAAATCTCGAAATTTTTATTTCGAGATTTTTTTATTTTAAAATTTGAAATTTGAAGAAATTTTAATTATACTAATAGTACAAAGTTAAGGCGCGCACAGCAAAAAAATAAATATGGTGTTATCTGGCGTCTTGCCTTTTAGTAAAAATAAAAGGAGAAAAAACAATGAATTTTTCTGATGTAATGAAACAAGAAAGTGTGAAAAAGTTTACTGAAAATGGTGCGGAAGTATATGATAGGTTAAACGGGAGTTTGATTACGTTATTTGCACAGATTGGCGCACTTCGCTCTCGGACGGAAAAAGAAATCGAAGACAAATTTGCTTCGGCTTTTAATGAAGATAAACTTTTTGCTACAAAAATGCTTTTTTATTGTGGTAATGTTCGCGGAGGTTTAGGAGAGCGTAGAACTTTCAGAATTTGTCTTAGATGGCTGGCAAATAATTATCCAAGCATTGTAGAAAAAAATATTAGGCTTATTCCTTATTATAATCGTTGGGACAGTCTTTTTGAACTTGTAGATACTCCTTGTGAAAAGATTATGTGGGAATTTATACTTTCTTCTTTGAAAGAAGACTTCAGAGCAATGAGTGTAGAGAGGCCTTGTAGCCTTTTGGCAAAATGGCTTCCCACTGAAACAGCATCTTCCGTAAAGACGCGTGAACTCGCGAAGCGCGCGATTAAGAATATAGGAATGACGCCAAGACGGTATAGAAAAATTGTTTCTGCTTTGAGAGAATATATTCGAGTAGTTGAAAGAAAAATGTCATTAAAGAAATGGGAAACAATCGACTATCCTACGGTTCCTTCTTATGCAATGGCGCGATATAATCGAGCATTTAAAAAGCACGATGGGGAAAGATTTTCTAAATATATCGAAGACCTTAATGAGGGAAAAACTAAAATTAATGCATCTACTGTTTATCCTTATGATTTAGTTAAAAATTATCTTGGATATAGTGCAGAAACAAATTTGCTCGCAGAGCAACAGTGGAAAGCTCTTCCCAATTATGTTGAGGGAGAAAATAACATTATTGTTATGGCAGATGTATCTGGTTCAATGAGTGGTCGTCCAATGGAAACTTCGATAGGTTTAGCCATATATTTTGCTGAGAGGAACAAAGGTGAATATCAGAATTGTTATATGACTTTTACTAATGAACCACATTTTATTACACTAAATCCCAACGATATTTTGCGGGCTAAAGTTGCACAGGTAAAACAAACTGATATTGGGTATAATACCAATTTGGAGAAAGCATTTGAGTATATACTTACAAATGCTACTTATTACCAAATTAAAAATAAGGATATGCCTAAAGCGCTTGTTATAATTTCGGACATGGAAATAGATGGCTATATGAGCGGTAGTGGTCTTGATTTTGTAGATGAAATGAAAGAGAGATTTGAAGACAGGGGCTACTCATTCCCGAAGTTGGTCCTCTGGAATGTCGAGGCGCGCAACGATACCTTTTTGTCGCAGTCAGAAGATGTAATTAATATTAGCGGTCAATCACCTACTGCTTTTAAGTCTTTTCTTGGCGCGTTAAATGGTAAAACTTCTTGGGATATAATGATTGAAACTTTGAATAATGAAATGTATGAACTTGTAAGAATTTAATTGGGAGATTATCCTCCCTTTTAAATTTGATTTTTTTGAAAATTTTTGTTATAATAATTATAGAAAGTGAAAGGAGATAAAACCAAGTGGCAAAAAAAAACAGATACAAAGTAGAATTTTCCATAGACAATTTATCCTTAAAAGAGCAAAACGAAATTTTCAAAAATCTACTTGCTCAACTTGATTATTCAAAGAGGCAAGACTTACATATTACTGTCACAGATATTATTGGTGGAAAACATTTTATTTGGGATAACAAAGGAATTGACCCGAATGGCGTAAAATGCCCAAAATGTTCAGACATAGATTGTTATGATTGTCCTGTTTACAACGGGAGGAAAAAGTTGAATGAGTAGAACTATTATAACCCAAGAAATGGTCAAAGAAATCAACGAACTATATCTTCAAATTGGCACCTATGCCGGGGTTGCGCGAAAGATTGGTATTGCGCCAACGACAGTAAAAAAATATATTATACCTAACTACACCGCAGAAAATACCATTCAGAAGAAAGTTTTTGATAAAAATAAAGTACCAAAAGATATTGATTTTTCTCCTTTTGTAAATAAAGAAGATTGGGGCAGTTTGTGCATACTTTCTGAACAAGAAAAAGAAGAAATAAAAGAATTATGGAAGGAGTTGTCAATGTAATGGGAAAATATATTTATTATGAAGAAACACCATACAACAAAGGAAAGTATGTTCTCGCACTACATTATGATGAATTTCCTTTTCAAAATGGTACTTCGGGTAGTTATAATGTTTTTCTTGCCAGAATAGCTGGACTTTCTTATGCCGATTTTTTAAGAATGTGTCGTGATGAATTTGGTGCGACAATTATAGGGAAAAATACTTTGTATCCAGTTGCTTATTTTGATTTTGGAGAGGGGTTATCAGCTATAACTAAATGGCTTGATACAAGAGCAAAATTTTTAGTATATAGATATAATCATCCTTATGAAATAGCAAAGACTGAAGAGTATATCATTAAGCATTATGATAATGGAGAGGTAGAACAACAATGTTTATAACAGTAGACCTATTAAAGAAATATTCCGCTTGTGAAACGGGCATTCGTTTTATTGAGCGATTATACCCCAATGGAGTAGAAATTTTAGACCTATTAAAGAATAAGCATGTTCCACCAGAAATTCTTCACTGGGGCGCGCAGTTTTTGCCAGTTTCTCCAGAAGAACGAAAGAAGTATGAAGAATATGTTGAAATAAATACCTCTGCCAACTGTGAGAGAAGCGAAAAAGTTTTTGATAGCGCCAATGTATATTATTCTCATAATGTAAAGAACTCTAATTTTATAAAATTTTGTCGTGATATTAGAAATTGTGATGATATTACGAGTACAGAAAACGCAGATGGTTGTGCTTTTGTTAGAAATTCAGATTTAATTCAGAGTTCTCAAAAAATTATAAATGGTAAAAATATTTTTGATTGCGTTAATGTAATAAATTCTTCAGCTATAAACCATAGTACAAATATTTCAAATTGTCGCAATATATCTTCTTGTGATAAATTATGGAGTTCTAATGGTTGTCAATATAGTGGCTTTAGTTCTTTTCTAACAGATTGTGAACAAGTGTTATTCTGTACTGGTTTAAAACATCAATCTTATCAACTTTTCAACAAGCCAGTAAAAGAAAGTGTTTTTCAAAATGTTTGGGATGATTATTTGGCGCGAACCTCAATGGCGCCGATTATCATTGAAAAAGACAATAGTTTTTATTATGAAGATGAAGTTAATCCAAGAGCAGAGGCCATTTTTGAAATATCAGAAAGCTTTCGTGATTGGATTAAAACGCTTCCTAATTATGATAATTTTATTATGTATCAGATTACCTATGATAAAAAATGGGTATGGACAGAATAAAATTTGATTTTTTATTAAATTTTATATATAATATATATACAAAATGAGAAAAGAAATTGAAAGGAAGTCGTTCATTATGCGCCTACTGAAAGATTATGAAGATTTTTTTAATGAAAGACAAACTCGAAATGAAGAAAACACAGAAAAAAAAGACTACAATTGTGGCGGATACGCATTAAGAACCTTTAGTTGGTATCTTCCTTATGAGTATGATGAAAAGAATTATCCTTTTTTTTCAAATAGTGATTTGGCAGAATATTTAATGGATGTTGGTTATTCTGTTGAAGAAACTATGGATGAAATTCTTCGTGTAAATACAGAAAAAATGCTTAAAGATTTTTCTGGAAAACTTCGAGTGGTTCAGAGATATTCTCACATAGAAAATGATGAAGAACTGATTGCTTATCGTCTTTCATTTGAGGTAGATGATAGCTGTATTGATGATATGGACTTTCATTTTGTAGTTTTTCGAGATGGAAAATGGATGTCTAAAATGGGAGCAGATGAAGTAAAGCTTTTTGCTTTTACTGAAGACCAGTGGGAAACGCCAAACTTTATATATAATTCTCCTATTGTGTATTTGGCTCATAAAATTTGAAAAAGTCCTAAATTTTTAGTATAATATTTATATAAGATTGAGAAAGCCTTAACTGCTGGCGAGTGCGTCGTTCCAGAAAGCAGTATAAACACGGGGCTGGCGCATATGCTACCGTAGTCCAATAGGCATGAGACAACGAACTCAAAATTCGTACAGTGTCGGTTCGAGTCCGACCGGTAGTACCAATATATATATTTCTTATGAAAGGAATTTAATGTTTAAATCAGTATTTAAATGCCGATTATGTCAAGGAATAGTCGAAGTTCCAATCTCAAATCGAGAAGCAAAAAATATAGCTAATCGAGTTATGGGAATTGCTGACCCATTAAATCCACCTGACAGTCCTAAAGAAATTCATAAATGTCGAAATGGTAGTCGAGGAATAATGGATTTACAAGGATTTCGGTTTTATGGGGATGAGTAAAGAAAATTTGATTTTTCTTTAAAATTTAGATATAATATATATACAAAGTTAAGAGCGCGTACAGCAAATATTTTTTTTATAAGTGCTTTGGGAGCCGTATGTTATGGGTTCGAGTCCCATTTTACCAGTTCAACTGGTAAATAGCTTAATTGGTAGAGCAACGTGAATAAAAGCGCTCTGTATTATGGCGGGTAGACTTGGTAGTCCAGTTAGCCTCATAAGCTAATTTGAGAAAGTTCGAATCTTTCACCCGCAACCATTACCAGACTGACTGGTTTATCAAAGGTCGCTAACACGGATTTTGTTGATTAAACTACTACCGGCACGAAAGTGATATGTAGCATAGCGGAAATGCGACTAAGAAAAAAGCGAAGTAAATCAACATTTATGCTTCCGTAGCTCAATGGTGAGAGCACCTGGCTTATATCCAGTTTGTTCGGGGTTCGAGTCCCTGCGGAAGTACCACAAGAAGTTTCTGTCTTAAAATGTAACCACGCTTATTAGCACTTTAAACTAATAAAAGGTTCCAAGCCCTTTATGAGTGGGAGGACATTTTGTCGTCTGGCTAACGGCAGTGTGCGTTTGAGAATTTTCCGACACTTTTCCGAAAATTCCACTTACTTCCAGTTAAAAGCCAAAAAAGTTTCGAGTAGTATAAAAAGAAACCAGTCTCTTTTGGGAAGTTGGAGAGATAAATAATTAAAAATTAAAAGGCGCTTACAGCAAAAGATTTTTTAAAGTTTTATTATAATGGATATTTTTAATTCTTTTCCGCGCCTTGTATTTGCCGATATAGTTTAATTAGTAAAACAATAGACTTGTAATCTTTAGACACGGGAGCATAACCTGTTATCGGCTCCAATATTTTTATCGAAGGAGAAAAAATATGTTAAAATGTCCTAATTGTGGTAGTGAAAAAGTCCAGCTAACGGTAATTGAAGATAAGAAGAAGCATCACAGTATTCTTTGGACAATTTTATTTGGCTGGATTTATTGGACTTATCGTTTTATGGTTTGGATGTTTAAAATTACGATTGGAACAGTAGTTTTTTTGTGTTGGGATAGCTGGTGCGCTATTATTAAAAAAATACAAAATAAAGGATATACTTGGATTAGTAAAAGATTTTTTATAAATTCTAAAAAGAAAAATTATTACTGTCATGAATGTGGAATGAATTTTTATAAATAATCAACTTGTTTGGTTATTTATTTGAAGATGTAGCTCAGTCGGTAGAGCACTTGACTTTTGGGAATATAGCTCAGTTGGTAGAGCGGTAGCCTGTTAAGCTATTTGTCGTAGGTTCAATCCCTGCTATTCCCGCCAAATCAAGTGGTCGAGAGTTCGAACCTCTCCATCTTCAGAGAGAAGTTATCATTTACCTCCACGTGGTTTCTCTTGGGTAATGCTAAATAATGATATTTGCGCCGTTAGTTTAATGGTAAAACCAGAGATTTCCAATCTTTAGTTGAGGTTTCGATTACCTCACGGCGCTCCATAAACAAATTTATTTTTGTTTAAAATATGGAGAGTAAACCAGAAAGGCTCTGGGGCTGTCTGCTAAACAGTTCGTTCGCATAGTGCGAATGTGCATCGTGCGCACTGCTCTCCGCCAATGCAATTAACGACTTGTGTACAGGGTCATTAGTTGCTTAAATCAAAATAGGAGTTGATTTGAAAATGAAATTTTATTCTGAAATGCTCAAAAAGTTTTATGACACGCAGTCCGACTGTGAAACAGCGGAGAAGCAAGCAATTGAAGCTAAGGAGAAAGCAGAGACAAAAGCCAAGGCTCTGGTCGAGCAAAGAGCTTCAAGAGCAAAAGAAGTCGAAAACGCTTACAAAAATTTGCTT